TTTAATTTACCTGGATTCATAACATCACCTACACTAAGTTTACTGAATGCATACCCAATATTGTCTCAACTACTTTGTTTAGATTGTTTTTATCAACGTACATGCTTCTATTGTCATACATATCTTGGCATAGCACCATCACAACAATGTAAAAATCTTCGTGTTCGTCAATTTCTTCTTCCGAAAGTCCTGTATATGACTTTATAAACTGGCAGGCAGCTGTTAACATAGGCGCCAATTCAATATCGCAATATTCCCCTTCTTCTAATTTTAGGTACTGAGCAACATCATTTATGGTTATTTCGCTCACTTTCAAGGACATCACGCCCTTTCTATTATTTGTCTGCCATTATACCAGCATTAATTAAAGCGGTTAACAATGCGTTGAATCTTTCAACTGTTACTGTCCCACCATCAATAGCAGCCACATTAGCAGCCATCTTTACTAATCCTGCGGCATTTTCTGTCGCTAATGCTGGTGGTGCTACATATAGTTTTGAGGTAGTGCTGTCAATTTTAACTTCGACCGTATCACCAACATCCTTGGCAGCTGCTTTAATGCCACCTAGAGTTGATTCTGTAGCTGCACCTGTTACCCCTGTAATACCTTCTACTTGGCCACTGTCTGCAACGGTGATTTTTCCCTCTATAACTATCTCTCCACCGATTACAGTTTTTCCCCCGCCCTGTTCGGTGTAATTTTTGGTATTATACATGGTCATTCTCCTTTCGTAAATAAAATAGGCGGCAATTAAGCCGCCATATTAAGTCGCACTCATTACTAGGACAGTACTAGGACAGCAAGTTTTTGATGATCGATTACATTAGAGTCAAATTCAAACCATGAAACAATTCCAAGTGCGTGCATTGTAGCATATTTTTCTTGCAGTATTTGAATTGAAATATCCTCTCTGAAGTTTACAGCAAGACCGCTTAAATCACCGTACAATACAGCCTTGTTACCGCTACCGATAGTAGGCATATTGTCGGACAGATAAACTGGCTTGCCTAGTATTCTATATGGCATAGCACTAGTAAAGTCATTTTGCAGCAAGTATTGGCCTGTAGCATCCTTTAACTTCTTTAAAGTTGTGAATGTAGATGGGTGCATAATCCAGCAAGCATCCGCTTGATAAACAGTTGGGATTTTAGCTTGTAGCTCAATTAAATTATCCGCTGAAATAGCTGTTGTAGATCCTGCATTCAATGTAGTATTGGTTGAAAGCGCGCCAGTAGCCTTGTCATCAGTACCGTTTAATAGCTCTCCTTCTAAGAATTGAGCTATCTTTTTAGCCATTTCATTGATTACGAAATTCACAACATCAACATCAGCATTATTTGCAACAGACTTACCGATTAAGGTTAATGCCCCTGCAAGGTAGCCAGATAAATCTACAGATGTAAACATGCCGCTATCAGCTGTAATATCTGTAAATTCTGTTTGGTAAGCTACAGTAATATCATGGGCTGTATTGGCTTTGCCCCATACAGGCACTTTTAGCGTACCTTTGACATTGAACCTAGTCGCCTTCGCCAATACCGGTGCAATTTCTTCTACTTTTCTGATGATCCTTTGTGCGATTGTTACAGGGATTACTGCGCCATTATTCCCCATGTCTAGGTTTTGCTCTCCTGTTCTTTCCTCAACATGAACCCCACATTGCTTTCTGATGTAGTTAGCAAATGCTCTTTCCTCTACTACCGCTCTTTCCTCTACTTCAGTAGGCTTAACTTCTTTGTGTTCCATCTTCCTTGCACGCTCCTCTCTTTCGATAGTGCCATCAATAGCCTTGATTTTCTTTTCTAACTCGTCAAACTTGGATGTTTCTTCTTCTGTCATGGCTCTTTCTTCTGTTTTGGCAGTATTTAAAAGAGCCTCCATTTCTGCCTGTAAATCTGCTCTTTGTTCCATCAGTTTTTTAAGTTCCATAATCCTCATCCTTTCTTTGCATAAAAATAAGCCAGCTATTTGCTGACTTTTAAACTGTTTAATCTGTTTTCGTATTGTGAGTAATCAATCGGTTGCTTTGAGATCACAACTTTTACTTCATGCTCAGATGCCCTCTCCTCGATGTCAACATCTTCACCAGCTCTTAATTCAACGCTAGTGGCCGAATATACTGGTTGCTTATTTATAACAAGGGTCAAATGATCTAAGTCTAGGGATTTTACACGTCTTATTGGCAGTTCCCCTGCTCTTTCTTCTAACTCGTCAACAACGTTATACATACCGAAAGACCAGCCCTTTATTTTGCCTTTTTTAGCGAGCTCAATAATATTTTCATCACTAATCAGTGCATCAGCATGAAGTCCTATTGCATCCTCATAGAGCGTTAATGTACCATCTTTTGTGCTGGCATAGATATGCGTGTTGTCATGGTCTACTGTGAGGTTTATATACCCTGCCCTTTCAATGGCCTTCTCAAAGGCTCGTTCTTCAATTACCTCAATAACTTTGCCCCTAGGTGTAATTACTGGCCTTGATTTTTTCTCTGTGACGTTAACATAGCCACTAATATGTGCCCCGTCAGCCCTTATTTCAACTTTCATCATCACCACCGCCTTTCATGTCGATATTTTGGGTTTTGCCTGTATTCGGTGTGTATATTTCCCTTGTTTTTGGGTTAAAGAATACATCACCTAGGTTTAGTTTCATCATGTTAAATCCTAAAGGCTCTAAATCTTCCATATAGCGCACTTCGTCAGGTTGCAGGAAGTTTGCCCTTAACCCTATCTCATACGCTTCATAACGGGTCTTAATGTCGCCCTTAGTGACTTCCTTGGTGTCAAAAGCCCAATAAAAAGACTTCTTTTCTCTTTCGAGTAAGAAGTCACGATTTAAAGCGCATTCTATTGCTCTTATAACAGGCATTACAGCTAGTCTAAACCCGTTAATATAATCTTTTTCATTGGCTGCACCCTTAATAATGGTTTCAGGCACATTGAATAGTTTGCAAATTTCAGTTGAGTTAGTTTCCTTATTCTCATTAAGCTGCATTTCAACAGATGAATTAGAAGCCTCTTGAAACTCTATACCATCATTAAGGACTACAACATTTTCTTCGTTATTCCTATAGAGCCTTTTAAAAGCTTCTTTCAGCATTCTCATAGCATCATCAGATAACTTCTTAGATGATTTTAAGAAACCTTTCTTATTTCCACCCTTTTTAACCAATGCTTCTTCGAATATCAGTGTATTATATGCTACACTTAATATTTTAGATGCCTCTGTTATTATGCTAGTACCACTGCAACCGTCTTTGGTATTCCTGAGTAATTTAATGTAGTCATAAGGTTTATAAGGTTTACCTAGGACTAATATATCATAGTCCTTGAAGATAGGATTATTGTTCTTTTGGATTGATACTTGCTTCTCATCAACATAATGAAGGCTAATAAACTTATTGCCACGTTTATTGATGTAAGCATATCCACCTCCTCCTAAGAAGTAATCCGAAATCATAGCTTTCCAAAATTGAGTTGCATCAAGGGTGTCACCTGTATCATCATTCAGAAGCATAACCCTCGGATCATCTTTAACTTCTACAACCTTTCCATCATCCTCTTTGTAGAGCTTTATAGGTAGCATGGACACTGTATTTGCAATATAACTAATACAACCATTTAAACTAGGTATGTTCAATGCCTCATTCTTAGTTACAGTGGTTTTACTTAATAATGCAGTTAATAAAGCATCTTCATATGAGGTCTGCTCTGCTCTTTCTTCTTTTTGCCATGGCCATTTCAATTTATCACCTTCTTTCTAGACCGTCTGCACAATAAAATCAGAACCAAATAATAGGTCTTGTTGTAATAAATATATAGCATTGATTAAAGCTACTACCATATCAACTTTACCTTCTGATTTTTTCTTGTTGACATACTTATTTAAGTTGGTGTCCTCGGTGCAACGTGCATTTTGGAAGTTTATCTCTAGCATTAGGTTTTCGTCATACCTAAATTCCTTATTCAAAATGCACTCCTTTAGTAGCTTTGTAGGCATATGAAGTACGCTTGAATGCTGTTTAATCTCAACACATTCATAGCCTGCTGCTTCTAGTTTCTGAACTGTAGAAATTGCATTATATCGGTCATAGCCCACTTGCTGGATTTCAACACCATAGCTAACCTCTAGCTCAATTAAAAAGTTCTCTACAAATGAGTAGTCAATTACTTCATCCCCACAGGCATAACAAACTTTATGCCTGATTAGTTTATTATAATCAACCTTTTCTTTTTTGCTTTTTAGGTCTATCTTATCTCTGGGTATAAATCCAAAAGCTTTAGCATAAATAATACCTTCGTGTTCTGTTACCATGGCAACCGCAGTATTGTCATCAGTTTGTGAAAGGTCTAAGCCGACCCAAACTCTTTTACCATTCCAGAAATTTAGGTCCTCTTTAATCTTGCACTCTCTAACCTTATCAATAGGCACATAGCCCTCAACACCTAAGCCCTTATACTTGATGTTGTTATGCTTACATAAGTAATTCTCACGCTTGTTTTCATAAAGAATTGCCATTGTTCGCATATCTTTTATCGCATCAAATATATATTCATGGGCTACTGCTACAGGATTTGATTGATATATGACTAGATCATTTGTCATCCATTGGTCATTTACTAATAAATCATCGTCAGGCTCATAAAGTAGTGAAAATCTCCTTTTGTCCTCTATCAAGCCATCCAATACCTTCTTGGATATGTCTATCTCATCAATCATGGCATTATTGTCATTTGGATATTGGGTGCTTATAATAATCCCTAACTTATTGAATAGAGTTATTTGTGAGGACCTCATGGCCTCTATTGGATAACTATCCATCGCCCCTGCTTCATCAGCTAAAAAAGCATTGGCTAGTTTTCCATCCATCCTATCCTCTGAATATGCTAAAGGCACATATTCGCTTTCTGTTAGCAGACACCTTATTTCGCTTCTTAGGAGCTTAAATGTTTCACCATCGGCTAATACTGGACTGGATTTAATTATCTTTCTAATGGCTATCTGTAACTCTTTTGATAGCTTTAAATCAGGTGCCACAGAGAAGAATCGGCTAAATTGTGGGTCGGTTAGCATTAATAAAATAAAAATAACCGCTGAGTTGAATGTCTTAAAGTTTTTACGACATATCTCCAATACTGCGGTTATATAATACCTAATATCTTTATTTTCGCTGTTTTTAAGCTTAGTGCAAAGCACAGCTACTATCAGCAACCAAGCATAATCCTCTAGGCCTTCGTTCATCGGACATTTTAAATCTGGATGAACCATTAGCTTTAACAATTTATTTATCTTGTCATATGCCTTCTCGTCAATATAGGCTTCATCACTTCGCCCTTCCACTATATCAATCCATGCTCTGGCCTGTTTTTTTACATATCTGGGTACTTTCCGATTACCTTCTTCTATACACCAAAGAGCATATTTGTAGGCCCTACTATCTTTAATCATGATCCATTCAACGCCTTTAATAACGGATTTTCATTCTTTTCCGCTTTTTTAGGTATGCTCCTAAGTGCTGCGGCAATCGTTAAACAATTGTCCCTTTCTATATCAAAAAGCATTTTTCGCTTAGTTTGCAATTGTCTATCTTTGCTATCTATTAATTTTTCAATATCGTTTTTTAGTTTATAGTATTCGACACCATCCATGCTGTGTCTATTTTCTTTTAACTCTTCAAGATCCTGTTTTAAATTCATTATGGTATTTTCGTAATCAGCACATTCGCCTTGCAATAAACAATATCTATTTATTACAGCTTCATATATTGCATCATTTTTCCCTATAGCTTTTAATAACTTATTTAGTCTTAAAAATTCCTTATGCGCTACTGGATTACTTTTTACTTCGGGACGTTCTTTTAATGCCGCACCAGTAACAAGAGCCTTTTCCCCTTCTTCTCTCAGCTTTAATTCTGCTTTGGTTCTATGTGATTTCTTTTCTGCTTTTAATACTAAATATGGTTTAGGTGGTGTTGGCATATCCTGCCCTCCTTTCCAAAAGCTGATGTGGGAATATTTTATCTTCGTGGGT